GGACGCCACGCTTTTCGAACCGAAAGGTTCCGGGAAGCGACCCGATCAGAAGAGTCTGAAAGCAATCTCGCTAAGAGGCGAGGGTAGCCTTCAGAGCCCCAGTCCCGACATTTCTGAAAGAATGTCGGAACTCGGAACTCCATCCTTTGGAGGTCCTTATTGTATCGCAAGCGGACAGGAGGACAAAATCCTCTTCCCGCGAGCAAACAATAAGGATACTCGGTAAGGATGAAACCCCGGTCCAGCTCTCCGTCCTCATTACTGAGAACAGCGGCTGAACCAGCGCGGTATCGGATACTTCTTCGCATCGAAATGGCCGCCCATGAATCATGGTCGGCCCAACGAAGCGGAGGATAATATCCGACGACAGTTGGAGCGATTTTAAGCGCCCAACCGGCGACGAGTTCTGCACTTTTCGAAAGGCCTGCAACGTATAACCTACGTTGAAGGTCAACGAGAAGTGGGTGATGGCTGATCTTATCACGGGATTCATAGGTGTACCTCTTATTTCTAGTGATAGAGATAGGAGAGCCATGAAACCATTCGGTTCCACAACTTTCTCTAAAGGGAGTTTCCCAACATGTTTTTGACATGTTAGGCTTACAACCAACAGAGCGAAGAGTGGAAACGAGGGTATCAAGACAGTCGATGGGGATGACAATGTCATCACCAAAGACAGACACCTCTGTTCCCAGTTCAGACAAGTGCCTGGAAGATCTTAACGATCTACCATAGCGATGCAAGTGTAGTGAGGCCATGGATAGGCTCCAAAACACGAGCGTCTCGACGGGGAAGCATGTAGCTGACCCCATCGGGGCGAAGGCAGAAATCCGGTAGCTCAGACCATCATAGATGGCACTGTGCGCCCGGGTTCTACAAAGATACTTCCTAACATGAGGAACCTTCGAAAGAAGGAACCAAACGAGGGGAAGCGAGACAGTATCGGAGGCATCAGAAAGATCTAATGTCGCCTTCTGCTCGTCAAAGGCTCTAGACGCGGCTATCTGATTAAGGGTTTGATCCCTCATTCGGATAGAGTGGCGTAGGAGCCAATGATCATCAATGTAGTCCATCATCGCTCTCATCTGACCCTGTTGAAGATACTGCATAGCAGACATCTCAGCAGAGATCAGACGAGGCCCTCTGAAGTCCTTAGGAACCAAACAAATTTTGGTTTGAACCTTATCAAGGAACAAAACAGAATTCGATTTAGACCTAAGGTGCTCCAGAGACTGAACGCCATATTCGTAAAAGGGATAGACTTTATTAGCCTGGGAAGGCCAATAGAGAAAATCCCACTTCTCATCGCGGTCCCGACCCTCATGTACGACCCCAGGGCCATGCCCAGGAGTTATCTGTGAAAGATCGAGACGCGAGAGAACCTTCCCCAACAGCGCTTGCGCGAGGTTGAGGACAGGGTGGTCGAGGGGGAGTCGGATCTTCCGTAAGGAAGACTGACGATCCGCGAACCCCTGGACGGCTATTCTCTCTTGCTCTTCAGTCGGGTCTTTGACGACCTTACTATTGAGTAAGAGGAGTTGCCTCAGGTAGAATATGGAAGTGATATTAGGCACCTCGAGGAGACGACCGTCGTCTCCGAATACAGTCTTAACGACCGAATTCAGAAACTTCGGAAGTCGGGTATCCAATCGAAGGGCAAAACCGACGGGACAGTCAAATGTCCCGCGGACAAGTCCTTCATCTATGGCTCTTCCCAAACGGGGGAGAGTTACGTAGACGAAGCTTGATCCTTCAGCCTTTCCTCGTGAGAGGAGAGACTGACGGTCTTTGTTATCGAAAGGAACGCCTCGAGATTCACCGTCAGCCATTATGGCTAGGTGGAGCTCGAGGGCTCGAAACTGGCTATTAAGGTTCCCCATAAGGGTAAAACCTCCAGTCAGTCTATGGCCAACAAGTCCTAATTCGGAATGCCTAGTTCGGCACGAAAGCGCCGGACTGAGAATAGTCACCTTCGATGGTGATACCATTCTTCAGGCCGACCACGAACGTGTTCGTAAGCAAACACTGCGCCTGCTTGGTAAGGTCTTTTACGACCGTATCAGTAAACGCAGTTGCGCGAGGAACCCGGATAATAACCTCTACGCTTCCCAGCGTGAAGGCACCGGTGACGTCATCAACGTCTCCTTTACTGAAGACGAATGAGTGAACGTCAGTTCCCTTGCCCCCGTTCGGTCTCATGTTGTGAGTCACCTTCAACCGTTCGGCCTCAAGGAGGCCAGAACCAGCGACGATGAACTCCTTCACGAAATCGTTTTGAGAGGCAAGATCGTACACGACATCGGTGGTAGATCCGGACTTGTTGACAGTAATAGCCATAGACAGCTCCAGGTTTGCCCCCGTATTTATTGGGGGGCGATTCGCGGGACGGTGCCCGGTACACGACTTTTGCTTTACTTCAGGAGCTTCTGAATAAGAAGCGCACCTGACGCAAAACCGTGGAAGGAACCTAGCAGCGAAAAGTCAACACTGCCAGATGTCTTCGGAAGAGACGGATATCGTTGATAAGAGGTAGTAGTCATACTACCCATCTTAACAGGGCCGCCGACAAGGCGACTGCTAAACGAACTAAAGAGGTGCTGATCAGGAATCCAATAGGATTCCCTAAGCACCTCCTTGTACGAATGGCAGATATTACGGATGTTATAGAAAGGAGAGGCGAAATGCGGAGTGGTATATCGTGAGATATAGTCACCCGCATTCGTAACCCAATCTAAAACAAAGGAAAACGGGACAAGCTCCCACGCCAGTCCAATGAACTTGTGAAGTCCAAAGTACTGAACGTAAGCTTTCCAGTCATCCGCGTAATCAAGGTCCGGACGGACCTTACCCAAAGCACTAATGACGCCAATACTCTTCTTCTCATCACAGAGAATACGAGGAGAGGTGACAGTAGTGTTTACGAAATCCGAGGGGAATTCACCCCGAACTCTGATAGGAACGTATCCTCCGACATTAGCGCGAAGAAAACTGAGTCGAGACTGCACTTTTCCATGTGCGGCCAAGATATCAGCAATCTCGCCAATTGCCGGTCTGATTCCAAAATTGTAACTAAGGAAGGAATCAGAGGACGTTCGAAGCGTTTGCGCAACTTTCCCTAGAGTCGTTTTTCTCTTGGCAATCTTGCGACCTGCTTGAAGGAAAACTTTAAGCAGAGAAGTAGGATTGAGAACGGCCTTGAATGCATCAATAAAGATAGCATGCTCGACCATACTCTCGCCTAAAAGAGAGGAAGAGGGTATGAGGCTGTTACAAGCCTCATGCCACTTGTCTAGGAGAGCGAACCAGTCCGGTGTGTGGAAGGCATCGGCAGTATATGAACGCGACAAGCTATTCCAGTTATTCAGCAAAGCTGTCTTACTGGAGCTCGAAACGGACATAATATTGCACATTCCTTCGCCACCGTCATAGGTATGCGTAAACGATATATGCGGTTGGGAAGTGTGCTGGGATAAAAGTATCTGACTTTCAGGAAATGTTACTTTCTTGGAAGTATGAGTACATTTATGCACCTGCATCAGTTCAGACCATAAGTCAGACTTTACAGAATGACGAATGATCGGATCTGAAAGGCGATCTGCAATACGCAAGCGTAATTGCAGTTTCGCTTTCGCCTCCTTGCTTCTCTTCAAGTTCAGCTCATCCGACATCTGTTCACTGGCGGTGTTAAATGCCAATGAAGCAGGAGTCGAACCAGAACTAACAGTGAACGACTGCCCAGTATTACTATTCTTTTGAGTAATATTGCGTGCAGGCGCGCTGTTAGATAGCCTACTCGAACGAGTTCTTACTCGCATAGAGTTCCTTTCCGAAAGATGGAGTTAATATTGATGAAGCAACAGTTTCTAAATAGTGCAGTTGCTTAACGGCAGCTAGCCCACTTAGCTAGATCTGACTCATTAATATTATGAATTAGTCACAGTTCTTTTTGCGGTACTTCTCGCGAAGTAACACAATTAGATCGAGCACAATTAAAGCGATGCGAATCACTTTTTTCATGCTTAACCTCCTGTGGCTAAAGACTCACATCGAAGGGACGGTGCGCCTTATCAAGGGGC